CTGTCTTTGAGCAATCATCAATGACACTTGAGATCGAGACAACTCGTGCAATAGCAGCACAAATTCTCAGGCATAGATCATTTACATATCAAGAGTTCAGTCAGAGATATGCTGACGCTAAACTTCTTGAAACAATTGAACTGCCAGAACTGAGAAGACAAGACAGTAAGAATAGACAGAATAGTATTGATGATTTAGATCCGAAGATTGTTGATACATTGAACAGGCAGATGAATACTTTATTCAGTAGTGCATACTCATTATATAATCAGATGCTTGAAGATGGTGTCGCAAAAGAGTGTGCAAGGATGGTGCTTCCATTATGTACACCTACAAGAATTTATATGACTGGTTCTTGTAGATCATGGATACATTATATAAATCTTAGGTCAGCACATGGCACACAGAAAGAGCACATGAAGATTGCTAAAGAGTGTAAGGAAATTTTTGTAGATCAATTTCCATCTGTAAGTGAGGCATTGGAATGGGTTCCCTCTACTTAGGGTCAGAGTATGATCTATCCAAAATACAGGGTAGGGATACTAATTATAATGAAATTGCACACTATCTTGCATCTAGAAAAACGGTAGCGATATTTCAAGGTAGATCAGAGGCAGGACCACGAGCATTAGGTAATAGATCTATATTGTATGATCCAAGAGATCCCAACGGAAAAGATAAAGTCAATACAATAAAAAAGAGAGAATCATTTAGACCTTTTGCTGCCAGTGTTCTACTTGCAGCAGCACCCCTATGGTTTGACATGGCAGGTCTATTTGAATCACCCTTCATGATGTATGCAGTAGATAGTCTCCCAGAGGTCAGAGAATTGATACCTGCTGTGCTTCATGTTGATCACACTTGTAGGATACAAACAGTCACATCAAAACAAAATCTACATTTTTTTAATTTGATAACTGCTTTTCATCAAATCACAGAGGTGCCAATGCTCTTCAATACCTCATTTAATTTGGCAGGTGATCCGCTTGTGGAGTCACCTAGAGATGCCATAGATACATTTATGAAGTGTCAATTAGACTACTTATATTTTCCTGAGATACAAAAGGTAATTTCAAAATGACATTTTGTTTTATAAAAATTGGGAAAAAAAACTCGGCAAATTTTTTGACCTATAGGTTTTTATGAGAATACTTGGTGTTAATTTAGCAGAGCATGGATCTATTTGTATTCTTAATGATGGTCAAATAGAACATTATGTTGAGGCAGAGAGAATTACTAAAACAAAATACGATTTTAGAGTAGATCAAATAATAAATGAGTCTTTGAAACCAGATAAAATTGCTTTAGCTGATTGTGATTTTCTTTTTGCAAGAGAAGGTTGTGATAAAATGATGTACACCGCAAAAGCACGGGCAAAACTAAAAAGAATATTTCCTGACGTTCCAATATTTGATTTCGCAAAAAAACATCACCTCACTCATGCTGCATGTGGATATTATAGATCAGATTTTTTAGAAGCAGTGGTGGTTGTTGTAGATGGTGTCGGATCAAATGGTGAGTGTGAAAGTATCTTTCATGTCAGTCACAATGAATTTACCTGCATACAAAAAAGACTTACAAAAAAAGATAGCAGGGGGTTTGGTCAATTGTTTGAACTCACAGCTGAATCTATGGGATGGGATCACAGGGAAGCAGGTAAGGTCATGGGTCACGCTGCATATGGAGAAGGTGATACGTATGAGTGTCAAAGATTATGGGAAAAAAGATTGAACATGCTTGTTGAGGATGCTATAAGGGAGACAGGATGTGAATGTGTCGTATTATCGGGTGGATGTATGCTAAATTGTGTGGCAAATTATAAATTGAGAAAAAGTTTACCAAAGGCAGTCAAACTATATACAGAACCAGTGTGTCACGATGGTGGAACATCAATAGGAGCAGCGTATCTAGTCCATTATGCTACCAAAATTGCAAATTCTTGATGTCAGTGCATCCATTGGATGTAATTTGAGTTGCAAAGGATGTAATCATTTTAGTAATTATTTTTCTGCTGGTAGTAAGATAAACACTGATACATTATTAGAAGATATAAAAGTTATCTTACCAAGAGTAGACATAGAGAGGGTCAGTGTGATTGGAGGTGAACCCTTACTCAATCCTCGGTGTGAAGAAATACTAAAGACTTGTGTTGAATATGCATCAAATCAGGTGTGGATGTATACGAATGGCGAGTTGATTATGGATAATGAATGGATTAGAGATTATCTTGACGATCCCAAAGTGTTCTTGAGAATCAGTCTTCATCTACCAGAATCAACAGAGAGAGGGAGAAAAATAATAGAGAATGTGAAAGCATTTGATCATCCTAAACTGATGATTACCGAACATCACACAGGAGTAGACAGATGGTTTGATTCTATCAAAAAACGTGGTGATAAAGTACACCCTTTCAATCATGGTGATCCAAACAAAAGTTTTAAGTGGTGTAGTTGTTCTAATGCACAATTATATAATGGTAAATTGTGGAAATGTCCAAACACTGCATTCCTAAAGGAGTTATTACATGTTATGGATCAATCAGAGGATGAAGAGTGGCAAGAATATCTTGTTGATGGATTGTCTGTGAACTGTACAGATGATGAACTAAAGAAATTTTGTGAAAATTCTATCAAGGCAGAATCTGTATGCAATATGTGCACGTCTAAACCATTACATTTTAGTGCTGCATTGCAGCAAGAAACCAAGAGAAAGGTTATAATAACATCATAAATACAACACCTTACAAAAACATATGCCAAGTTATCCATTAAAAAATTTGAAGACTGGTGAAACAAAAGAACTTACTATGTCTATGAAAGAGTATGATGAGTGGAGAAAAGAAAATCCTGATTGGGATAAAGATTGGAGTGCAGGTACAGGAGGAGTTGTAAGTGGCACTGGAGATGTTTATAGCAGAACAGATGGTGGATGGAATGAGGTGCTGTCCAAGGTTGCACAGGTACCTGGTTCTAAGGTAAAACCACAAAAACGTTTTCCATAATGTCAAGAAAAAAGAAGATGGCAACCAGTGTTGGAGCTGGTATGACCGCTAAACAAATGCAAAGGAGGAAACCCTTTCATTCTGATATGATGGTTCAAGTAGATCCCATCACAGATAATCAGAGGGTTGTGTTTGAACAATATGCAGAGGGTAAATCTTTATTTTTATATGGTGCAGCAGGTACAGGTAAAACATTTATAACTTTATATCTTGCACTCAAAGAGGTGCTTGATCCTGTGACTCCTTATCAAAAATTGTATATCGTAAGGTCTCTTGTATCCACTAGAGAGATAGGTTTCTTACCTGGTGATCATGAGGATAAGTCTGACATATATCAGATACCATACAAACATATGGTCAAATACATGTTCGAGTTACCTACGGACAATGACTTTGATATGTTGTGGGGTAATCTCAAGACACAGGACAGCATCAAGTTCTGGTCAACCTCATTCATCAGAGGTACAACTCTTGATGATGCTATCATAATTGTGGACGAGTCACAAAACTTGAATTTTCATGAGTTAGATAGTATAATGACAAGAGTAGGTGAAAACTGCAAGATTATGTTCTGTGGTGATGTTGCCCAGACTGACCTCGTAAAGACCAACGACAAGAATGGTATCCTTGATTTCCAAAAGATCATTGCTAGGATGCCAGAGTTTGATTTGGTTGAGTTTGGTGTGGATGACATCGTAAGATCAGGTATAGTCAAAAGTTATCTTATCAGTAAAATTGAACTAGGAATGTAATGTTTCAGCATGTAGAATGTGAACTCCCTGCATTGAGTAGGAAAACTATTGATGGTGTCAGGTATTATAATGTAAATGATAGACCTATGGTGTCTATCACCTCGGTCACATCACACTTCAACAAACAAATTTTTGTGGAGTGGAGGAAGAGAGTTGGTGATAAGGAGGCAGATAGGGTGACAAAAAGAGCAACATCAAGAGGCACCTCCACACATGAACTCATAGAAAATTATTTGTTGAACAAGGACATAGAGTTTGATAAACCTGGTCCCAAAATGTTATTCACACAGGCAAAGAAAACCTTACAAAATATAAATAATATCTACGCTCTAGAGAAGAGTTTGTATTCAACAGAACTTGGTGTAGCAGGGACTGTTGATTGTATAGCAGAATATAACGGTGAACTGTCAATAATAGATTTTAAAACTGCTGCAAAACCAAAACCAAGAGATTGGATTGAAAATTATTTTGTACAGGCAGCAGCGTACGCATGTATGTTTTATGAACTCACAGATATTCCTGTGAAGAAACTTGTCATTCTTATGACATGTGAGAACGGAGAGGTGACAGTGTACGAAGAGTATGATAAAATGAAATATATGAGATTATTGGTAAAGTACATTGAAAAATTTGTGGAGGACAAACTTAGTGGCATCTGAATCCAAACAGGCAAGGAGAGAGTTCTTGAAAAAGAACTTCCTATGTCAGGATAAATTTTCTAATGACATAGAAATGCTAGTCAAGCATAATGCCGAGATGGATTACATTGAAGCTATCTGTCACTATTGTGAAGAGAATAACATAGAGATAGAAAACGTATCAAAACTTATATCAAAACCATTGAAAGAAAAATTGAAATGTAATGCAACTGAACTAAATTATTTGAAGAAAACATCACTCGCCCGATTTGCTATTTGAATTATGAACATTGTCATGACCCCCTTTGATACTTACAAACAATATCTGGCATACAAAAATCATTTTACAAAAGAAAAGTATGATTACCATAGATATGGTGGTAAATCGAGAGCAAAGATAGACTCTTTTTATAAAAGAAAAGATAGGTATTGGTTTGAGAAAACATCTAGAAAGTATAATGATGAAGAAGTATGTGATTTTTTTCTCGCTAATTTTGTGGCGACAGACAATCCTCAAGGATTGTGGATTGGTAATATTATAAGATCAGGAGAGACAGTATATAAGGATTGGCAAAAAAGAAAACAAAGTATGTTCTATGATTTCAAACAACAATCAGAGGACATGTTAGATAATTATGATTTGGATACTTTATTCAGTCCATCTAAAGGTCATTCACCGTTGCTAAAAGAGCATCTGGGTGGTAGAATATCAGTAGAACAAATGTGCATCTACGAAAAGTTATTTTCTTTTTGTGATGACTACGATAAAAAACTTAAAGATCCTGTATGGAAAACTATTTCTCTGAAGATCAGAAAGTATCTCCCCTTTCTAAATATCGACAAGAACAGATACAAAAAACATTTACTATCATTAGTAAAAGAGAGGATTGATGAGTAATTTTTTCGACTCCCCTATCATCCGTGATGAGATGCAAGAAATCATGGACATACAAAAGGAATTGTACACGGTCATTCTTGAATTTCCAAAGATGAGTAATGAAGCAAAGTGGGAGCATATAGAAACAATCAAAGAGTTACTTGAAAAACAAGAGATAATGTGGGCAAGAATTAGATTATCTGATGACCCACAAGCAATCAAAATGAGGAAAGAACTTGAAAGAGGATCTTCACAATTAGGTTTTGGTGACGCTGATCTATCAACAATATTTGTAAACATGAAAAAAACTCTTGAAGGAGTACAAAAAAATTTGAAACCCTAATGGCATTCTTAGTTCATAATCTACCACCTTACTCTGTACATGTAAGGAAAGAATTTCTATACGATCATCAAAAGGGTCATGGTGAAACAACACCTGGCACATGGATCTCAGTCAAGAGTGTGCAGCATAAGGCATTGTACTTTGAGACATTACTGTATGATTATGGAGCACTATTTGATAAGTTACCTATCAGTGCATTTGTATGGAAGACAGACTATGATCCAGACAAACTGCTACCACTGGACACACTACAGATATGGGATTGTTTTGACTATAACTTGACTGTTATAGAAAAACCATTGCTGAATAGGTGTGAGTTCTTTGGTAAGGATAGACAAATGCATAAGGGGCAGTATTGTTTTACGATTGACAACTGTCACTCAGAGTCATCCACACTCAATACAAATTATAGTCAAGATGATCCAGAACATAAGTCATTTAATTGCATAGCACTTGACAACGGACAGTTTGCATTGCAACCCAACAACAGAATTATATGGAAAGATCAGAGTCTTATCTCTGACAATACCATAGCACCAGACTTTGAAGTCTGCTCACAGAATTATATGGTAGAGAACTCAGACAAGTGGTCTGTTGGACATACGACTGAGTGGGCATATAAGTCAAAATGTGAGGAAGATGAAGATAAATCACAGTCATGACCCATGGCATCACATAGAGGTAGAAGATTTTTTACCTCCAGATAGATTTGCTGAGATATTGAAACTTGCTCACTTTGAATACGAGACTTACAAAAGAATTGGAACCAACTCAGTTTACACCGACCATAAGGGAAAGGATTATACATCAAGAAATAAGTATACTAGATTTCTAACTCATGATATTGTTCCAGAGACAAATCAATTTTTTGATATGCTTCCAGAACACAGAGGATATAAAGGTGAACTCAAAAAATTAGTGCATTGGGCGATTACTCCAGAGAATTATAATTATCCAATACATATTGATAATGCTTCAAGAATAAACACCTGCACATATTACATTTGGCCTGAAGAAGAAACAGGAACTATCTTATGTAAAAATCCTAGCAGAAATGATGACGGGGATCATGTCAAAGCAAATGAGAAAAGTGACTGGGAGGTAGAAGTTCAATGGAAACAAAATAAATTACTCGTACATAATAGTATTCCAAATAAAACATGGCACAGATACTCTAGTAAGAGGGAAAGAGTAGTGCTATCAGTATTTTTGGTGCAACCAGACCTCATAAAAAAATCTCGAAATCAACATCAATTTTTGCTTGACTTAACCTAAATAGTTGTTTATAATAACCTTTGTATATGCAAGGGATCAATCCCGTAATCTACTCAATCCGACGAATCCAACGAATCAAACTCATGACATTCGCAAACCTAAAGAAACAATCAAAACTTGGCAGTCTTACTTCCAAACTGACCAATGAGATAGAAAAGATGAACAAAGGCACTAATGGTGCTGATGAAAGACTATGGAAGTTAGAGGTCGATAAAGCAGGTAATGGTTATGCAGTCATCCGTTTCCTACCTGCACCTGATGGTGAAGAACTACCTTGGGCAAAGTTATATTCACATGCTTTCCAAGGACCTGGTGGATGGTACATTGAAAACAGTCTCACCACATTAGGACAGAAAGATCCTGTATCAGAATACAACAGACTCCTATGGAACAGTGGTGTTGATGCAGACAAAGATCTAGCACGTAAGCAGAAGAGAAAACTTACATATATCAGTAACATCTATGTTGTAAAAGATCCTACCAACCCACAGAATGAGGGTAAGGTATTTTTATACAAGTTTGGTAAAAAAATCTTTGATAAACTCACAGCAGCGATGCAACCTGAGTTTGAAGATGAAGAGGCAATCGATCCATTTGATTTCTGGAAAGGTGCAAACTTTAAGTTGAAAGCAAAGAACGTTGCAGGTTACAGAAACTATGATAGTTCTGAGTTCGCTGCGGTAAGTCCACTTTTAGATGATGACGATGCACTTGAAGCAGTGTGGAAGAAACAGTATGCACTTACTGAGTTCACAAACCCAGATCAATTCAAGTCATTCCAAGATTTACAAACACGTTTAGATGCTGTATTGAATAATAAACAGACTCGTGTCGCACCAGAGGTTGCTCAAGAAGAAGAGACCATCACACCAGTATCACTTGAATCAGTGACCGCCCCTGCAGGGTCAGGTGCAGGTTCAGCACCCACTGATGATGATGCACTATCTTACTTCCAAAAACTAGCAGAGGAGTGACCCAAAACGAAAATCGACTTTTGTTTTACAAAAATGGCGGAAAAAAATTCCGCCATTTTTTTGCCCTTAAGGTTTTTTTATGAAAAATATTATTATTATAAAGACAGGAATTGACCCAAAACCCTTCGTAGACCAAATTACAGAAAATGATTGGAATTGGGTATCTAGACAAAAGGGTCTTGGTGGCGATACGAACCCATATGGGTTTTTACCACTTGTGATGGCAAAAGTAAAAAGAGGTGAAGATGCCCATGATGTTGATAGACAGAGTAAAACAGCATTATATCAAAATTACTCATCTGTACATAATTTCTGGAAAGAGTATGATATTACAGAAACGGGCAGAGCAGCATTTTTCAGACTGAAACCTGGTAGAAGGGTTTTATCGCATATTGATAGAGGTTTATATTACCAAGACAAAGACAGATATCATTTATCTTTAGCGGGGACATATGAATATACAGTAGGTGATGAGAAAGTTATCGTAGAACCTGGTACATTTTTTTGGTTTTATAATAAAATACCTCACTCAGCGATAAACGTGGGTGAGGTAGATAGAGTTACTTTAGTTTGGGATGTTCCTCATAATAAGAAAAATCCTCATCATTCATCTAGGTGATAATATTCTTAGATTGTCTCCCTTCTTGACTCTACTATTGACAAATTGAGATGAGTTGGTATATGTCATTATTTGTTCCATATCCTCTATAACTTGCTGAAGATACTCTTTTCTCAATGTAAATATAGATCTTTTAGCGTCATTTTTTTCAATCTCATGTTCATAATTAGAGACTGATGTAAGAATATCAGATCCACTCTTGGATTGATTGAATACACCATCATAATAATTAAAAACAAAATCAACATCTACAACTTGTCCCGCACTTAGTAGTAATAATCCATCAAGATCTCTTACCTCTTTGGTTCTGTAAAACTTGGTTGCGACTGATTGTTCTGGTGTGTATTTGTTATTCAAATATCTTTGAAAATCATACTGACTCATTGGCCATTCATCTCTAACACTTATAATATTATTTGATATAAGAACAACCCAGTCCAATTGAGAATCATCATACAATTCTTTTGCAACATTGTCTGGTCTATCATCACCTTCGACATAATGTTTGGTAAATGCTACTGTGCTTTCAAAAAAATCTTCTCTGATTCTACCTCTCTTGAAGAGATTTGTAGCAGTGACAAAATCATTGCTTGAAGTTCTATCGCTATTATACGATGGAACGAGTATGTTTGGAAATAAATCGAAGTATGCCATTAGAATCCTATGTCTACGCCAGAGTCACCAGAAGAATCATCAAAGAATTGACTGAGAGGTCCTTGTTCTAGAACCTTATCTTTTAATGCCATTACAGAAGGTCTTGCTGACTCTGTATCATAATCATCAGCGAGTATGGGTGATAATTCAGTAAATCCAAGAGTCATGATTGATCTGATTGGTTGTGATATTGCTGATGGATCATCATACGCTTGATACATGCCATCAGGAGTGAAGTTTATAGCACAATTTGTAAGAGCACAGATTTTGAAACTATTTAAGGATTTTATTCTTTGACCATTATTCATAAACGCCAATCTAAAAACATTCGGAGAGAGAAGAAAAAGATCAGAGTCTGTGCCTCTGGCAGGTAGCATTCCTTGCTTGAAAAATCTCATGATTTGTCTTGCTCTTTTTGCATCCTCTGGGTTTTGTGGTGCGAAGTTGAAAGAAAATTGAAACGATCTAAGTTTAGGTCCTGCGAATAATAATTCTAAATTAGGGTTTATCGCTTTACCAGTTGATCTGGTTACAAATTGATTTGGGTCAACATTTATATTGACCTTTGATAGTGCTGCTTTTGCTGCTGCAGCAGATATCAGTGTATTTGCGTCACCTGCTTCTCCATCTGCAAAATTCTTAAAAACATTTCCAGCAGTGTCAAAACTACCTTTTATTAGATCTGCAACATTTTTTTCATTTGATAATACATTCCTTATTCCACCAAATGTGCCCATAAACGCTGCTGCTTCAAAAGCATTTGCTCTACCTTCACCCCAACTTACCCCATTAGAGGTTTCCAATTGATTTGGGATTGGCATCTTCACGGTACCCATATAATCTCTACCACCGACTCCATCAAGACCACTGCTTGTTCTTTGTAGTCCTCCTGTTATAGTTTGACTGAAACTAGCTGTACCTTTATCTCCTAACTTTGCATCATCAAATTTTTTATTAAAATATCCACTCAAATAACCTGATTGAGGTGCAGTATATTTGAACATATCAAACTTCATGTAATCCTGTGAAGGACCTGCACCAGATTTATATACAGCATTCGCAGGGTACTTTATCGATTTACCACCAAAAAAAGGTTTTCTAGGTTTTGTTGTATTTTTGTCTTTTGCTGTATTATTACCATCATTTTCCTCAGTATTTACTGCATCACCTGGATCAATCACAAATTCAACTGCAGGTAACTCAGTTTCAAATGGTTTATCACCAGTTGACATGGAATACATACCAG